TTCCGCAGTGGTGCCATTAGCTGTAGACAAGGTAGCTGCATTACCACTCCAAGTATTTATGGTTTTAAGTCCCGCAACAGCTTCCTCAATCATATTAGTGATATTTTCGTTAATCACAGTTCCCCAAGTACCACTTATCTCGCCTTGGGTAGGAAGTGCTAACTTTAGAAGAGTGCTATACGATGTTGCCATTTATAAAACCTCACGAATAACTAAGCCACAATGACTATAGCATTTGTTGCAGATGGGGCGGGCCAACTAATTGTAAAGTTCCCAGAGCTGGACTCTAAATCTCCCCCGAAATCAATCACTGCTACAGCTGGATTACCCGTCGCAGACTTGTAAATCAACGCTCCCCTTGCGGTGATGGAAGATGAACTCCAAGTTACATCTGTAAAATCTACATAAGCTACCGTGCCGGAAGATGTAACTCCAGACGCCACGGGGAGAGTGGCACCGCCAGCAGTATACCCCGTACCGGAAACCTCATTGGTTGTACTATATGCTGTAGTAGAGGCTCCCAAAGTGGCACTAGATGTATACAAAGCAATCTTAAACGTCTGAGACGTATCGCTACTAAAGTCCATCTCGCCGCCTAGAAGAGCCGCTTTAAAGGATGTGCAAACAGTTTGGGTAATAGCCATGATATACCCCTAGGCCACAGGTGACCGTAGTTGCCCAGAACGATAGGAATCCTGCCGCAACTTCCCATCACCAATCTGCTGCAACAGTCCAATAGCCAGTAAATAATGTCTCTCGTACATAGCTACTACATCGGCTTCGCCCTTCATGAAGCGTATTGCTTCCATAAGGGTACCGTTCAATAGGGCAGTATCGAAGTTATCCCCCAAATAAGTCCCACCAGCAGACACTATAGATGTGGGGTACTTAACGTACACATGTTCTAGCTCGTAGTTTTCGTCGGGGGTAGGCGCTAGCAGAAATCTTACGTTAGATCCTACAGTGCTATGATAGGCGTAGAATTTAGGTAATCCGTACTTAGCACTAGTATTTACGGGATAAGCGTCACGCAGAAAGTTGACATCTTTATTTAGCAGATAGTTGGTAGTGCTACTGCTGATTACCGCTAAACTGTGGGTATACAAATAACCATCGGGGGTAGTATATAATTTATTGGTGGCAGTTAGCGGCCCCGCGTCCACATTACGCATAGCTGGCAACTCAACAGAAAGGTATATTTTCTGTTCCGCCTGCTGCGCAAACAAAGCATGTTGGGCCGCTGTAAACGTCTGTTCACAGATATCCTCAACGTTTGTTTTCAGGGTAGTGTAGTTCATGACTTACGCCATAGGCCCTCGTGCCCACAGCCCCTTTATAGCCGCACCAGTACCACGCGCCCTGATCTTGCGGTTTTTCACCTTACCACCCGCATGATACTCTACTTTAACGCCTTGTTCTTTGGCCGTTGCCTTGGCTTTGGCTATCCCGGCAGGGCCATAACCAAAATGTTGATTTCCAACTTTAGGCATCTTATTTCTCCTATGAGGTTGTTACCGTAACCTGCCCTAAAAATATGGTGGCGACAAAAGATAATTTAGCTTCGTTTGACCCTGAATACACTTGTTCTCTACTTTCTGCGTACCCCGCATAGTCTACCCTAGGATCTCGTACGGCTTGTGGGTCATGAACAGGATACATTCCAAGTTTAAGTTGCGGATGATCCGAACTCCAACACTCAGAACACGCTTTTATGTTGGTATCTTTACCTTTCTTAAACACATTACGTAATTCTCGCAACTTATACCTAAATCCGCATATATCACACTCTGCTAGAGCTTTTTTGCCTGATGAAAATCGATCTGCCACCGTTAAATACTACTTATTCGTGGCACAAACCGGGCCGATACTTTTTCACGATCTTCGGACGCCGCCAAAGCATATTGTTCGTCATACATCCCCTTCAACATCTGAACACGTTCTGCAAGGGCAGGGACTTTTACCGCAATGTGATACGCCAATCCTGCGACCAGGGCAGGTAAGAAACGGAAGCTCATATCCGCAGTTTCTACCCCGTTACCGGCATCCTGTACCCTACGCATACGCCAATAAACAAACGTATAAGAACCATCACTCGGCACAGGCCAAACATTAATCCTGGGCTGCGCTGTTAATCGTTCGACCCATACCTGTATCGGTCTGCCAGTCGTTAACTTATTGGGGATTGATGCATACGTACTCACACTTATACGATTTATAGTAAGATCAGACTGCGTAGCAGCATTGCCTGCATTGGTGCGAACTACATGGTCGAGAAGATCTATCGTATCAGCGGGGAGATTATACTGTGCAGTATCGGCGGTAAGAGACACCGTTCCACTATCAATAGTCCACATGTTGATGCCACGGTTTTGCCACTCGATGGTCATCAAATTCATAGATCTGCGGGTAGTGGCTAGATCATACCCCGAACGCAATTCGCTCCCGGCACGTTCCCACGCCTCCTCCGCAATTTCCGCGAAGTCCAGATCAAATGCGGTAGTACCGGACGTGGCCATCTATTTTTCCCTTGTTAGCCCTTCATTTTGACCATTTTGGCCTTACGAACGCCCTTTTTGGCCATACCAGCCCCACGAACTTTACCGCCGCCCTTCATGCCCCGTATCATACCGCCGCCTTTCTTCTTATTGCGCTTTTTAACTAGTGCCTCAGTTCCTTCTGCTACTGCTGCACCTGCTCCTCCCCCTGGAAGGAATGAAGCTATTGGCTGAGCACCCTCCAACACCCCACTCGCCATGTTTGCTAGGTTTTCTTCGCTTTCTGGAGTCACACCAGTACGTCCAGTACGACCTGACCCCCGCTTCTTCCTAGGTGGCTTTGGTGGCTTTTGAATTGGACGGCCCTTCCGCTTCTTCTCCTTCTCTTCCGCCTCTATATCGCTATCTATCCAGTCATCTCTTCGTGTGCGTTCTCTAGGTACTGCTGAACCGTAATTGTCCTCATCATATTTCGCCATTTTATAACTCCTCTAGGCGTAGAAGAACGTCATCATGTCGATTGTGGCAACGGTATATTGCACAACCATACCATTCGGGAACAAGATGCCGTCTTCAGGAATTGTCCTATCAACAGTGGTATTGTCGGTACCTACCGTCCTTGATTTAAACAATACCGAACCATCTTCGGGGGTGTTATTGTAGAACTGAACAACCCCTGCGGTACCACCGGAAACAAGAGAGAAGCCCTTCAACCGCATACGCTCGGTAAAGACAGCCTGGGCCGCACTTGCCTGACTACCCACAGTTATATTCGCCGCATACTGCGCGGAGCATTCTACAGATGTAACCGTCTTGAAGTATTTACTACCGTTAACAGCTTCAGCAGAACCCGTGGAAGTTATCACTTCTGATATACTGTTTCCGTGGGTATCTGTTCCGGTAATAGTCGTTGTCTTACCATTATCACCAGTACCAGCAGTTGTAACTGATAAAAGCCTAGCACCACCCGAAGCAAAAGATGAATTCGCTAGTGTTGCTGTGGTATTAGGTCTTGCGGCTGTAACGATAAAATCTGCATCAGCTACAACCTCATCGCTAATAGTAATAGCCTGTACGTCTGAACGACCTGACATGCTAACCTCCTATAGAAGGAAGAGGGGGCGCTAACCCCCTCTAGTTAATTACTCAAAGATCGTCCGGCTAATTGCCTGATAGTGAACGTCAACAGCCTCAGCTGCAGCCGCGCCAGCCTCAATCCCGATGTAGGGGATGAGATCAATATCATTGGTCAGTGCAGCGGTTTTTGTAGTCCCCGTGGTGACTGCGGTGCCACCAGTAGAACCAGAAGTGCTCGTGACATTGTACTGAACACCATCAACAAAAATAGCCGCCTTCCTATCGCTATCAATAACGATTTTAAGGTGATAGATCGTATTAGCAGCAACCGTAATCGGCAGTGCACTGATGTAGTCAGTATCAGCAATACTGTGGACAAAATGAAGAAGGGTAAAATCAGTGAACGCCTCACTATTGGTTGCATCCGTCTGGAACTTAAAGAATGCCTGATTAGCGTCTGTAGCGACCAACTGATCATTGGTGAGCTTCAAACCAGCCCAGAGCTTCTGATTGTCAATCGCGTTAGTGTTTATTGAACACTCCCACTCAACCTGATTCTCTGTGCCCCAT